CCGGCGTTTCGGCCTGGCGGACGTGATCGAGACGTTCACCCTCGACCATTACGAGAGCATGCTGACACGGCAGGCGCTGACGCTGTCGCTCTATCCGGTGGTCGAGGTCACCGACGTTGCAATATCAAATGGCGCCGGGACATCGGATTGGCATTTTGATCCGACCAGCGGCCGGCTGTGGCCGTGGGCGGCGGACTACATAGGAGCGTGGCGGGCCTATGGCGGCTGGGGCGGCACTACGGTCGCCGTGACCTATTCGGGCGGCTACGATCTGCCGGAAGAGGCGCCGGCCAGGCTGCAGCGCGCGGTGATCGACGCCGTCAAGACGGGGCGCACATCCGGCACCCGCGATCCCACCATCCGCGAAGTGCAGCACGGCGATAACCGCATCAGCTATTTCACGTCATCAATAGCGTCGACGACCGGGTCGTCGGATTACCTGTCGGCGGCGGCAGCCGAACTGATCAAGCCGTACCGCCGCCTGCACGTCGCCTAGGGAGGCATCTCCATGACGCTTGGCCTTTGCTACTGGATTCTCATGTTGATCTGGCTGGTGTGGGGCGCATTGACCCATCTCGGCTATGGCGCCGGTTATGGTGTGGTCAATGTGGTGCTGCTGTTCATTCTGTTCTTGCTTTTGGGGTGGCAGACGTTTGGGGCGCCGCTGCACAAATGATCGACTACAGCGCGCTGCTCTATGACCCGATCTATGCCGGGCTCGGCGTGCCCGCGACGATGACAATCGCAACGGTGGGCGATATCGCGCTGACCGTGATCGACGACACCCGGCCGAAGGTCAACACCAGCGGCACCGCGGACGTGCGCAGCGTCGGCCCCGGTGCTTTTGCCCGTATCCCCGAGCTCGCCGGCAACGGCATCGTGCGCGACGATTACCTCGACGCGGTGTTGGCATTCAACGGCCGCACTTGGACGGTGCGCTCCTACGAGCTGCGCGGCAGTCCGAACGGCGAGGATATGGGCGAGGTGCGGTTTCTGCTGAAGGAGGCGGCCGTTGGTTGATGTTCGCGAGGACATCCTGGCGCGGTTGCTCGTGGTGGTCGCCACCATCCCCAACATCCGCTCGGCGCAGCGCAACGCCTCCGAACTAACCGAGGAGCAGTTGCCGGCCGTGGTCGTCTTCGACGGCGACGAGGATACCAACGACGCCAGCGACCTCTCGCAGCGTCCGGCCAATCGGCCGACCGTCGTGCAGATGACGCCGCAAATCCTGATTGCACAGCACGCCAATGAGGTCGGCTCCGATCTCACCACGCTGCGGCGCGAGTTGATCAAGCGGGTGTTGCACGATACCGAGTTGAACGAACTGGCAAAGACTGCGCGCAACGGCAACGGCGCGATTCGCTATCTCGGATGCCAGACTGACTTCGGTTGGGCGCGCTTGTTGCACGGGGCACTGCAAGCGCAATTCCTGTTTAAATATACGCTGCGTCCCGACGATCTCTGAGAGGGAAAGGAACTCCCATGCCTACGTCACCCAACGTCAACAATTATCATATCGGTAAAGGAGTGGTCAGCTTCAAAGAGACCGGCGGCTCGAGCTTCATCGATCTCGGCAATGCGCCGTCATTCATCTACACGCCGACGGTCACGAAGAAAGAGCACTTTTCGTCGCGCGAGGGAATCAAGACCAAGGATTTCACGGCCATCACGGAAGTCGGTGCTACCGTCAAGTTTAAGCTCGACGAGATCACCGGCACAAATCTCTCGTTCTTCGCGTTGGCCACAACAGACACCAGCACTCCGGGCCAGATCAAATTGAGCGGCTTGTCAAAGGCCGAGTTCATCGGCGACCTCAAGGTTGTTGGCACCAACGACATCGGCCAGACAGTGGACTTTACCGCCACGGTCTCGTTTGTCCCATCCGGTGATTTCAGCTTTATCACCGACGCGGATGACTTCACGACGATCGAGATTGAAGCTGAAGTGCAGAAGAATGCCACCACCAACGACTTCGGCGTCTGGACTGTCCATGATATCGCATACAAGAAAGTCAGCACTGCGGTCGTCGCCTCGGGCGGTACAGGCTATGCGGTCGGCAATACCATCTCGCTGGGGAATGGTGTCGTTCTCACCGTTGCTACCCTGACCACCACCGCGGTTGCGACGGCGACCATTACCAATGCGGGCAGCATTGATATCGCCGCAACGCCACCGACCAATCCAGTGGCGCAAGTCTCTACCAGCGGCACGGGCACGGGTGCGACATTCACCTTGACGTGGGTGACCGCGTAAATACTGTGAGGTAGTAACCAATGGCAGACCTTTTGGACATTGCACCATCGACAGCAGTTGATGTTGTCAAGATCGGCGATAAGCGGATCGTCGTGCGCGGCCTGCACGGCAACGCCATTGCATCCATAGTGGCGCGCTTCCCTAACCTCGGGCTGCTACTCGGCGGCGGAACCGATATTGGATCGCGAATGATCGAGCAGTTCGGCGATGCCATCGGCCCGATCATTGCGGCCGGCTGCGGCCATCTCGGGGACGAGCAACGCGAAAAACGCGCAAGTGAATTGCTGATCGAAGATCAATTGAAACTGCTCAAGGCAATTCTGGGTCTGACATTCCCAAACGGTTTGGGCTCTTTCGTCGAGGAACTGACGAGCCTCATGGGCGGCACGGACGAAGGGGCAAAGGTCGTCAAAGTGCGATTGAGAACATCGCCATCGGCATCACCGCCCTTATCCGACGAGGGTTCCCGCCCGATTATGCAATGAGCCTGACGCCGCGGCAGATCGCGGCTTATCTCGAATTCAGCGACAAGCTCGACCGCATCGAGCGGGCTAATGCCCTGATGGTTGCCGCCATCGGCGCGCAGGGCGATAGCAAGACAATCGAAAAGACCATGAAGGAATTGAGCGGCTGATGCCGGCAAAATTCAAGGTCACGGTGGCAACACCGGCTTGGATCAAGATGGTCCGCGAGAAGGAGCGGCCGGTGGCGACGGCAGCGGTGGCAGCATTGCGCGAAGTTGCTAAGGAATCGGTAGACGAAGGGCGCGCCGACATCGCGGCGGCGGGAACAGGTTTCACCCATAAACAATGGGTGTCAGGCTTGCGCTTTCGGACGGTGGGCGCAACCAAAGGCGGCGAGCCGTCGCTAGACGCAAAAGCAATCATTTCGCATCGTTATGGCATCGCCGGCGTGTTCGAATATGGCGCAACGATCAAGGGCAAGCCGCTGCTGTGGATACCCACCAGGCGCGGCGCACCAGCGGCCAGCAAGTCAGGCAAAAAACTGGTATCGGCCACCGTTCGCGGCAAGCCGATGCTGTTCGATGCCAGTGACCACGATCCCCATCGCAAGCCGCTCTACATAGGCGTGCAGTCAGTCACCATCGGGAAGAAATTCCACATCACCGAGATCGTCACGAAAAACGTCGCGAAAATCGCACAGGCATTCGCCAAATTGTTCAAGGACAGCTAGGGCGTCATGGTCGAAAAACTGTCGGTCCAAATTCAGTTGCTGGGCGCCGCAGAAATAGAGCGGCAGCTCGCCGGTGTCAGCAAGGCCGGCCAGAAGTGCTTTACCGATATTCAGAAGGCGGCCGAGCAGGCTGGCGGCTTTGCCAAGCTCGACCCCACCGTGATGACGGACAAGTTCAAGCAACTTGGTGTCACCGCTCCTGCAGAAATTGCGAAAATCACCGCGGCGTTGCAGCAAGCCGGAAAACTGGAAGGCGCGGTTCTTGGCGTTGCAAATCTGGAAAGAGGAATCGGAAAAGTAGGTACAGCGGCCACCGCAGCCTTTGGCCTTACCCGGCGCGAGATCGGTGCTCTCAGTAGGGCGCTTCGTGCAGTCGATCTGGGACCAATAGGCAGTCAAGTCGCCCTGATAGGGCGCGTCGGCGGTGCCTTTGGGGCAGGAGGCATAGCTCTGACTGCAGTAGGCGTTGCCATCGCTGCGGTTGGCGCTGCCTTGGTGAAATTTGCTTTCCAAGCTGCTGAGACCGAAAAGGCTCTCACTCAATTACAAAAGGTCAGCGGCACGTCCTTTGAGAACCTGTCGTCGTTGCAACAAGTGTTTGCCGCCGGCGGAACACCACTCAAAAAATTTGCGGATGAGTTTGGCAATCTATCCGAGCAAGTCCGGGAAGCGGGGCAGCAGGCCAAAATACGAGACGCTAGTAAAGACACAGTGGAGTGGGCCAATAACGTTTCACAGGTCAAACGCCAATTCGACAACCTCGCCCAAGGCGTGACGCAGACATTTTCTCCACTGACCACCCTGGAAACTAAGGTTCAGGCAGTGAAGGAGGCGCTCGCCAAAGGTCCGACCT